TATCGCTTGGGCATACGATAACTTCACACTCATCAGCAAAATTGCTACTGACCCGATCGGTTCATTGCCTGATTGGGAAGTTGCTGAGGAGTCGTGGCAGTTCCTAGCGGCATGTGATGAGTTCTATCACTGCGTAATCGTAGCTGATCGACAATTCACAGGCCTACCTGTTGCTGTAGATGCTACGTGTTCAGGTCTCCAAATCCTCGCTGGATTGGCAAGAGACAAGAACACAGCACGACTTGTGAATGTCTTACCTGGAGACAGGCCACAAGATGCTTATAAGATTGTCGCGGAGACAGCTAAGCCGCACTGCCCTGATTCAATTAAGCCGCACATCGATAGACGTGTGACCAAAAGGGTAGTGATGACTGTGCCTTACAATGCTAAACCCTTCTCCAATAGAGGTTACATTCGCGAAGCTCTCGCGGAGAAAGGAATAGAGATCAGTAAGGAAGATCTTACAGCTACGGTCAAAGCTATCAGGGACGCCATGGATATTGTGGTTCCTGGTCCTATGGCCGTGATGAAATGGATCGAATCCGAGGTAGCCGCAGCGATTAAGCGAGGAGCGACTCACTTGCAATGGACGACACCATCTGGGTTTGTCGTCAAGCAGAAGCTCAACAAAAAGCAGATCGAAGTCTTGAACCTACAGCTGTTAGGTCGGTGCAAGATGAACGTTGCCGTGGGGGAGACAGATGAGGTTGACCTCAGTCACCACAAGAATGCAACTGCTCCTAATCTTATCCACAGCCTCGATGCAAGCTTGTTACACCTCTCTGTGTTGAGGTTTGACGCACCAATTGCATTGATCCACGACTCAGTGCTGTGCAGGGCTACTGATATGTCCATCCTGTCCACTCTGGTACGGGAGACATACATGCATCTCTTTGCAGAGCATGACTACTTAAGAGACTTTGCCCGACAGATCGGAGCTGAGTCTGAACCGCCGATTATTGGAGACCTTGAACCGGAATCCGTAATTGAATCCACCTATTTCTTTTGCTAATGGCACAAACAATTCATGTAACCCAACAGCCTGTTGTACTTGATGGTTATCAGGCTGTACTGAAGCCCAGTAAGTTCGGCTACTCCTTATCGGCTGTAGTTGATGCTGAACTGGTAGATAAACTTGAGGCTGATCGAGTTGATAATATCAAATGGGCGGAGTCGAAGCTCAAGAACCCGAAGCGATCCACACTGAAACCTGAGCCCTGGGAAGAGGTCTCTGAGGGTAAATACAAAGTGAAGTTCAGTTGGAGTGAAGACAACAAACCACCTGTTGTAGACAGTGAAGGGACGCCAATTACAGATACCTCTACTCCTCTGTACAGTGGCTCTAAGGTCAAGCTGGCCTTTAAGCAGAAGCCTTACATCCTCCGTGATGGGGTGACCTATGGCACATCCCTGAAGCTTGTTGGTATTCAGGTGGTTGCCGTTGCATCTGCAGCTGGCGTTGATGTTGGTGACCTTGGTGAGACAGAAGTTGCTGCTCTCTTTGGGCAAACCAGTGGCTTCAAAATTGGTGAACCCAACGTGAAGCAGATCGCTGAAGAGGAAGCTGAGGACGTAGAAGACTTCTAATGGCTTTCCGCTCAGGGCTGGAAGAGAAGGTTGCTGATCTTCTCTCCAATCTAGGCGTCAAATACGAATACGAATCAACCAAAGTACCGTACATCCTTCAGTGTAATTACACGCCGGACTTTCTACTTCCTTCAGGTATCTACCTTGAAACCAAGGGTCACCTGACGGAAGAAGATCGCCGGAAGATGAAGGCAGTGAAGAAGGCTAACCCTGATCTCGATATTCGATTTGTCTTCCAGTCGCCCTATAACAAGATCTACAAAGGATCTAAAACAACATACGCCAAGTGGGCCGAGAAACACGGCTTCCCTTGGTGTTCATTTCACTCCATCCCAATCGACTGGCTTACGTAATGTCCACTGCTAAATACGGAACAGCTGATTTCTATGCAGAAGGCTTCAGTGATTACCTTGCTGATGTCGATGCTACAGATCCACAAACAACTGAGAACCTGATCGAAGGGTTCTACCGAGCACTTGACTCCTGGTTTGATTATCACGATGCACAAGCACGAGCCTACGCAGACCTGCGAAAGCGAGTTCGTGAGGCACTTACCGTGTGAACACTGTGGGTCATCTGATGCAAATAGCTTGTATACAGATGGCCACACTTTTTGCTTTTCGTGCAATACATACACGCATGGCGACAGCGATGTTCACACTCACAACATGTCCACTAATGTATCGTTATCGGGATCGGCGCAGCGCCTCAACAAGCGAGGAATCTCAGAAAAGGTCTGCCAGCAATACAAAATCTACACAGACGGAGACGTATTACGCTTCCATTATTTCGACGATGCTGGAATACTTTGCGGCTGCAAGGTAAAGACTAAGAACAAGATCTTTAGATATGAAGGAGAGACCGCTGGAACACTCTTTGGACAACATTTGTTTCCCGCCACTGGAAAACGAGTCGTCATCACTGAAGGGGAACTCGATGCAGCTTCATGTCAAGAAGCTATGCCGGGGTGGCCGATGGTATCTCTACCTAGCGGTGCCGCAGCGGCCAAAAAGTCGATTCAACGGGCTCTCCCCTGGCTCCAGGGTTATGAGGAGATTGTCTTGTTCTTCGACAATGACGATGCAGGCCGTAAAGCGACGGAGGAGGCAGCAAGCGTCCTACCACCTGGCAAATGCAAGATTGCTGCACTCCAAGGAGGTTTCAAAGACGCTTCAGACGCCTTATCAGCAAATGACTCTGAAGCGATTCGTCGCGCTATTTGGGACTCGAAGCCTTACCGTCCAGATGGAATCGTAGATGGTAAATCCCTACTTGAGTTAGTCACAACACCATCACCACCATCAGATCATGAGTACCCATTCAACGGGCTGCAAGGGAAGTTACACGGTATCCGATACGGAGAGCTTGTCACAATTACTGCAGGATCAGGTATTGGGAAATCATCTTTCTGCAGGGAGCTTGCGACTTCTCTTCTTCAAAGAGGAGAACGGGTCGGTTATCTGGCTCTTGAGGAATCGAACCGTAGAACCGCTCTGGGACTGATGTCCTCAGCCGTCGGTAAATCACTACACCTAGGAGAACATGACAGATCTACTCTCACCGAAGCGTATCAAGCAACTCTTGCTAACTGGAATCTCTTTCTTTTCGATGGCTTTGGTTCTTTTGATCCTGATCTCATCTACAACCGAATTGAATACCTGGCAGCGGGTCTTGATGCAAGGGTCATCTTTCTAGATCACCTCTCAATTCTATTGAGTGGTCTTGATGGTGATGAACGTCGAATGATCGACACCACCATGACAAGACTGCGTTCTCTTGTTGAACGTACTGGTGTTGCCATGTTCCTTGTCTCACATCTACGGAGAACAACTGGTGACACAAACCACGAAGAGGGTGCCCGCGTCACTTTGGGACAGCTGCGTGGATCTGCAGCAATTGCACAACTGTCTGACGGAGTTATTGCACTCGAAAGAGACCAGCAGAGCGCATCTGGAGGAGGTGATACGACTGTGCGAATCCTCAAGAATCGCTATTCAGGCGAAGTTGGCGTCGCGTGCCATTTGAAATACGATCTTTCTACCTGTAAATTCAATGAAACTGAATACGAAGAAGAGTTCGACCCTGCAACAGACTTTTGAGTCTCCACATCAGCAGGCCATGCTGACACGACCAAACCCTCCCACACCTGAAGCAGTCAAGCGAGCACAGTTTGTCGATAAGACATACGTGTGGAAGCCTCAATGAATCTGATCTTTGATATTGAGACAGACGGCTTAATCAATGATTGCACCAAGGTCCACTGTATCGGCATATTTGATCTCGACACCAATCAGACTCTTGTCTTCAATGATGAAGGGGCTGAGCAACCAATCACGAAAGGTGTTCAGCTTCTTGAAGACGCCACTAACATTGTGGGTCATAACATTATTGGTTACGATATTCCTGTATTACGCAAGCTTTACCCCTGGTTTAGTCCACGTGGTAGTGCTCTGGATACTTTGGTCCTTAGTCGCTTGTACCACACTAATCTCCTAGCGATTGACCAGAAGCGAACCTGGAAGCATATGCCACAACAGCTATATGGGAGACATTCCCTAGAGGCTTATGGCTACAGGTTAGGTGAATACAAGGGAGCGTTTGGTAAGCACACTGATTGGAAAGAGTGGTCTCAAGAGATGCAGGACTACATGGTACAAGACGTAATCGTGACTAAGAAACTTTGGCATCATTTCCACAAATACCTGAATGGGTAGAACTAGAGCACAGGGTTGCTCAAATACTTACTGAACAAGAATTACATGGGTGGCACTTTGATGAGTCTGCTGCACGGGAACTTGAATCGAGTCTCCGACGAGAACTGGAAGCACTTACTCAATTACTACGCAACAGGTACCCTCTCATCTTCGATCGAGAGTTCACTCCTAAGCGAGTTAACAGATCCCTTGGCTATGTCGAAGGAGCAACTGTCTCAAAGCTAAAGGAGTTCAACCCTACAAGTCGTGATCACATTGCATGGATCATGAAGAACCACCACGGTTGGAAGCCTGACAAGAAGACCAAAGCTGGCAAGACTGCCATCGATGAGGTTGTACTTAAGGATATAGGAACCGAGGAGGCTTTGCAGTTCTTCCGTTGTCTTGAGCTCACGAAACAGCTAGGCATGTTGTCTGAGGGCAACAACGCATGGCTGAAGCTTGTTAGAGGCGAACGTATCCACCACCACTGTTCAGTTTCCACTAACACGCACAGATGTGCTCATCGAAATCCCAACCTTGCCCAGGTCCCAAGTGATCTTAACTTTAGAAAGTTATTCTGCGCTAGCCCTGGCTATGTCATGGTTGGCGCTGATCTCGCAGGCATTGAATTACGAATGCTTGCCCACTATCTGGCTCGATATGATGGAGGCCGCTACGGACACGTTCTTCTCAACGGTGACATACATCAGGAGAACGCCGACAAGATAGGAATCTCAAGGCGATTAGTCAAAACCGTAACTTATGCGTTTCTATATGGTGCAGGCGATCAAAAGATCGGTCTCTCGTTCGACCAAAGCCTTTCCCCGGACCAGGCCAAAGCAAAAGGGGCTGAAATACGAAGTGCTTATGTTGCTGCCATTGACGGCTTGGATAGTCTTCTTACCGCTGTTCGTCAAGCAGGTGAGCGAGGCTCTATCCGGTCCATAGACGGTCGCAAGATCCTCGTTGACAGCCCCCACAAAGCGCTGAACTACTTGCTCCAGTCAGGAGCCGGTGTAGTTGCAAAGCGTTGGATGGTAATAGCCAACGATAACTTTCCAACCATAGACAACGACTATTTATTTCACACTCACCAGCTTGCATTCATCCACGATGAACTGCAATGGGAATGCTTGCCTGAGTACGCAGAAGATCTCAAGAACCACCTTGAGCTGTGTGCCTCGTTAGCTGGTGAACATTACAACCTCCGTATCCCTATTGCTGCCGAAGGGAAGATCGGATCCACCTGGGCAGATGTACACTAATGGCCACTAAATCAAAGACGGACCTAGGTCGCAAGAAGTTCCAGTCGCGAGCTAAGTTCAAACATACACATCAAGGGAACGGTACACGGTCACTACCTAAACGTGGTCGCAAACTTAAGCGAGGTCAGGGATGAGTCTTCTCATTGATGCTGACTATATCGTGTATAAGTGTTGTGCTGCTACTGAGTCAGAGATCGACTGGGGTGATGACGTTATCACTGTTACCAGTCGGTTCTCCGAGGCCTATGAGTATGTAGAGCGAGAGTTGTACAACATAGCCAATGACCTGGGACATTTTGACGATTGCATTCTGTTTTTTTCTGATTCTACTAATTTCCGTAAATCTCTCTATCCAGACTATAAAGGACATCGAAATAGAAAGAAGCCGTGCGGCTACAAGAGGGTCATCAACAAACTCAAGGAAGACTACACGGTTGTTGTGATACCCACATTGGAGGCTGATGACGCCATAGGCATCTACGCCACTAAAGAGGAGGGACACATCATCTGCAGCCCTGATAAGGATATGAGGCAGATCCCTGGCAAGTTGTTCGACCTATCTGATGGTGTTGTGACCATCACCCCTGAAGAAGGGAGACGCTGGCATCTGATCCAAACAATGGCTGGTGATCAGACAGATGGCTACGCCGGTATTCCTGGTATTGGAGTGAAACGAGCAGCTGCTCTATTAGATGAACATGGAGATACTTGG